GGTACTTGTAAATAGATTCGTATTTGTTGCGAATATATATTAAAACAAATACTCATAAATGGCCAAGATAAGTGTAGGTTTATCTACTAATAATATTACGTACAAAGATGGAGATTCATTAATGGTAACCTTTAACGGTGCCTTTATGTCAGTGTCTTCATTTACAAGCTATGCAGAAACTTCTTCACCTGCATCAACAGACAATGATTACTTTATTACTAATTTAAGATGGTCTTCTGACAATATGACATGGTCTCCATGGATTTTATTGCAAAGAAATCCTGATGGTACTAAAACATTACCACCAATGGACTTTGAATCAGGATCTGATATATATGTTCAATTAAAATATATTAGAGTATCTCAACCTGAGCCTGAAATACCTTCTGCATTATCGATTACACAAATTGAAATGGATATAGAAACTTCAGTTAAAGAATCTGAATACACTCCGCCATCTCCAAAATCATGTCCAACTAAGGATTATTACAAAGGTATTCGAATAGAATGCGAAGGTAATTTATTTAGAGTATATGATTTAATGGGACCTGCAATTTCGTTGAATCGAGAACTTGCTCTTTCGGTTAGTGAAATGTTAGGTCATGAAGTTTGTTACTTTAAAGTTAAATCAGATAAACGTTCTAAAGATTTTGTATTAAAAGAATACTCATTATTTAATGTAAGTGATGTAAAGAATATTCGAGTTGTAGTACCAAATAACGAATTTCCTGATAATAAAATTATGTTCACTCCATTTGATATGGATTTTGAATCATTTGAAGTTCATATAGTTAAAGAAGATTTTGAAAGAGCATTCGGATATTGTGTAAGACCTGAAGAGCGTGATTATTTATACTTTCCTTTAGAAAATAGAATGTATCAAATAGAATCACCATACTTATATAAAGACTTTATGAGAGATGGTGTATATTACAAAGTTAATTTAGTTAAGTATCAAGAAAGTTTAAATATTTCAACGGTGCCTGGTGGTACTGCCGAAACTTTAGAGACTGAATTAACTCAAAACTTTGATCAATTATTTAAGGAAGAAAACGAAGAAGAATTTAATCAAATTACTAAACCTTTACAATATAACACTATTAGTACAGGAAATTATGATTTTGTTCGTAGTGAAATAAATCAATTGTTAAATATCAAAAAACATGATATCAATAATTATTTTAATATTGTAGCTAAATATGCTTATGATTTAAAATCAGTTGAATACAATACAGTTGCAGTTAAATATAAAACACTAGTTGATGTACCGGATAATGAAGATAGAGTTTATACAATGTGGTTTAGAACAAATAGAGAAATATATGAAAATACAGATTTTATTAAATATGTAAATGTCGATGAGAATGGAATGTTATTTGATACATTATTAAACGGCGTATCGCACGGAGAATTGGATCCTATTACTGGAGCAACTGCTACTGATAAAGGAATACAAATAAATTTACAATACAACGATACTAATGGAAACAAAGCTTATATAACTAAAGGTATAGATGTAAAAATAAATGGAACTGATTATACATTTAATACAAATTCATTAGAACCTTGGCCAAATCAAGAATTTCCTAACTTAGCAATCGAAGCAATTCAGATACAAGGAAAGTATAGAAATCTAGGTAGAAAATGGTTTGCTATGGTTTTGAATATATCAAATCAACATCAAAGTATAAATTGTAATATATGGGAAATGCAATTCGATGCATCTAAACCAGTTTATATACAACAAACATCTCAATTGAAACTTGTGTTTAGTCAAACTCTTCCATTTACTAAACAAGATATACAACCAAATGTTTATTACGAATTAGTTGGATCTCCAATGGAAGTAACTAATATCAGACTTTTAAATAAACTAATAAATGAAGAAAATCAACCATTGATGTTAAATCGCTACACGGTTAGAGATAATCAATATGCTATAATGATAGATAATGCGCTTCCACCATTAAATATGGGCAGAGAATCCGCTAGATAATTTTTAATAATATTAATATGAACGAACAAAAAAACGAAGCAAGAGAAAGTATAGAAGACTTGCTATCTGAAGATAATCAATTACCGGTTGCAAGATCTGGAGATTTACCATCATTTCATTCGGTAGAAGATTATCAATACGGTGAATCGAAAAACAAAGCCATCGCTAAAGCTAAAAAGATGATGGACTCTGTTGCTAAATTATATTTAAGTCAGGATGTAATTCAAGAATATGAGTATGTTAGAATAAAGCAAAAGATTGAAGAAATGCAACTAGCAAATTTGTTTAATCAAATGCAACAAATGGAACATTCAATAGAAACTCTTATGCGTACAATTGATAGTGGTGAATTATCACCAAGAATGTTTGAGGTATTAGGTGGTTTACAAAAAACTATGTTAGAAGTCATGAAGCATACTACATTACATGTAATGGCTGCTGAAGAAAATATGAAAAAGATCAAACATGATATTGACATATATGGTGATAGTACATTGACTACTAATAAGCGTAAAGATGAGGATGATACTTTAACTGCAAGAGGAAATCGAGATTTTATGAAAAGCATTCAGGAAGAAATTCAAGATGTTGAATTTGATGATAACACAGAAAAAGAATAAATATGAGTGAATTTAAAGTAAAGCAATTTGAAGACCCTAAAGATAATGATTCTAATAGAATTGTTTGGAATGAGGAGAAGGTCAAAAAAGCTATTGACTCAATTGAAATGGGATATCAAGTTCCACATGCACCATTTTATGAAGGTGATATAGCATACCGAAAGGGTAATACTGTATATGATTATTCTAAAGAAGAAGTTGCAGAAATTAAAAGATGTGCAAAAGATATTGTTTATTTTGCAAATACTTATTGTCATGCAATGACGGATGAGGGTGTTAGAAAAATTAAATTACGAGATTATCAAGCAGATATGTTAAGACAATATCAAGATAATCGTTGGAATATCACATTAGCATCTAGACAAATTGGTAAAACTATATGTTCAGGTATTTTTATTGCATGGTATTCATTATTTAATTTTGATAAAAACGCAATGATTATGGCAAACAAAGGAGCTACCACTAAAGAGATCCTTATGAAAGCCAAACATATTTATGAGAACTTACCATTCTTTCTAAAACCAGGCATTATGAAAAAAGATGTTATGGAGATGAGGTTCGATAATGGTTGTAGAGTTATTGGACAGAATACTACAAAAACCGGTGGTATATCATTTACAATACATTTATTATATCTAGATGAGTTTGCTCATATTATGCCAAGTATTATTAATCCTTTTTATGAGAACGTTTACCCAACTCTATCATCATCTAAGATATCAAGAGTTATCATAACTTCTACACCTAATGGATATAATAAATTCCATGACATATATCAAAATGCAGTTGAAGGTAATAACGAATATGCTCCATTTAGGGTTGATTGGTGGCAAGTTCCAGGAAGAGATGAGGAATGGCAAAAACAAGAGATTGCTAATTTAGGAAGTATTGAAGCATTTAATCAACAATATAATAATCAATTCCTTTCGGCATCCTCACTGTTACTTTCTTCGGTTGAAATGAAAAAGGTAAAAAATAATGAAAAGGAATTTGTATTTAAAGAACTAGATGCATTAGATGATTTGGGTGTAGATTATTCAGCATTACGTTGGGATCCTGATATTGATGTGGATTATTTAGATGGAAATCAAGATTTTTATTTGTTTTCAATTGATTTGGCTGAAGGTGTAGGAAAGGATCATACCGTAATTAATATGTTTCAAATTAAACCAACTGAAATTAAACATCATCGAGATCTAGTGTCACCTAGTGATATTACAGACTTTTTTAAATTAGAACAAATAGGATTATTTAGATCTAACATACATTCGCTAAAAGATTTTAGCATGATACTTTATGAATTATGTGTAAGTATATTCGATCAAGAAAATTTACGTCTAATAATAGAATATAATGCATTTGGTCAGGAAGTTATTAATAATCTTATATCACTTTACCCAACACGAAATGATTTTGATGAAGAAACTATTGTTAGATATTCACATAGAGTTGGATCGAAGATTAAGAAACCTGGAATTAAAATTAATCGAGACAATAAACGAATATTAACTACAAAGGTTAAAAATTACATACGATCTAGTCGAATGGTAATTAAAGAAACT